ATGGGAATTCTTGAACTCGCTCGCCGTATTGGCGCAAAACGCTTCGACGAGTTTGCGCGCACGCAGGCAGATCAACCGGAGCGGGTCGACACGGGGCTGCCGTTGGGCGCGCGTATCGGCGGCATGATCGAGCTGGTGCTGGCCGATTTTGCATTGCTCGAAGGGTCGCTTCTCGTCGTGCCGCCGGCTGTGCAGATGCCGATCGTTGCGGTCAGTCGCCTGCATATCGACGCCGATGCGGATCTGTCGATCTTCCGGCTGTACACGGATACGGGCACGGATCGGAACGGGCAGGGTGCATTCCTGCAGATCATGACGGGCAATGACGCTCCGCAGGATGTGCGCGAAATCGCGTACTACCAGTTCCTGTACCGCGAATATCCGGTGACGGCCGAGGAGCAGGACGCCTTCCTCGGCAACGGCTACGGCCTTGGCCAGGACCGCTACGACATGGACCGCGACGAGCTTGCCCAGATCGCGCACCTCGCAGGGAATCCGGCGCGCGTCGATGCGCTGCTTGGCGGCAACGAGACGCTCGGGTTCGAGCGCGATGCGCCGGGCGGCGACTACGTCCGGCCGTGGACGGCCCGGGAGCGTCGGCTGGACGACGGCATCGGCGAGAAGGGCGTCGAGAAGACGCATTCGTTCATGCAATACGTGCGGCGCCTGCCGGCCGGCCCGGCGCAGGAAAGTGGCCCGATCGAGCGCCTGTGGATCGATTTCGAGCATGTCGAAACGATGGACGGGCGCCCGGCGGAGGCTGTCTGGGTCGACTATTTCGCCGGTCTTGCCATCGATCCGCTGCGCGTCAAGGTTTTCTGAGGGGCGAAGCCGCCTCGATCCATTCGCAACTCGCAACGCAAGATTTACCAAGGAGCACACCATGTCTGGCTGGAAACTCGTTTCGTCGCTTCTCGCGAAACACGTTGGTACCGTGGGCGACCGCCTCGCGCAGCAGATCGCCGCATTCGATCCGGAAACGGCGACGCAAGTCGACCGCGACAACCTTCAAGCGAAGCTGCATGAAGTGGCGGTCAAGCTGGCCGAGGCCAAGCAGAAGAACGGCGCCGCGCAGAAGGCGGCGGCGGAATTGAAGGCCAGCATCGACGGCGACGTGAAGGCGTCGGTCGTGCTGATCGCCAAGTTCGAAAAGCAGGAAATCAACGAGGTCACGCTGACGCAGTTCACCAACGACCTCGAGCGCCGCCAGCAGGAGCTGCCGCGACGTCAGGCCGAGGCGGACGGCGCGCAGCAGCTCGTCGACACGCTGCAGGAAATCCTGACGACCGTCGAAACCCAGGTGAACGAGTTCGACGCGCGAGCGCGCGCGGCGATGGCGGATCTCGCGCAGGCCCAGGCCGATCGCGAGCGTGCGCAATTGATGCAACAACAGCAGGAGGAATTGAACCGGTTGCGTGCGAGCACCGGGTCGGCTTCGACCGGGCTCGGCGCGTTGCAAGCGGCGGCTGCACAGGCGCGTGTTGCAGCGGATGCCGCACAAACGGTGGCTGCCATTGGGCAAAAGCCGCTCGACCAGCAAGCTGCGGTTGAAGAGGCTCGTCGTATTGCTGCGGGTGCGTCGCCTGCTGGTACGGAATCGGCGGTTGAGCGCTTGCGGCGGATTTCGCAAGCGTAATTGGGGAGGCCGCGTGTCGGTGATGTCGGCACGCGGCGACGAGGGCTTGTGTTGGTTTGGATGGTTGGGTGGACGTTCTACATGAGTTTACATAACGTGAAGACTAGTCACCCAACGAAGCTAACTTTTGCTGGCGTTACACCTGCGGGATCAAAGCCCCGCAAGCGTTAGCGGGTAGCGCCAGCCACCGAAAACCCTGAAGGCCCTTGGAAAAAACTTCCAGGGCATGCACCCAAATTGCCTTCGTGCGATCGTCGCGCGAGCTTTCGGCATGAGCAGCGGCGATCACTTCGAACGGATCGACGCCCAGAATTTCGGCGACGCGGATCGCCGTTTTCTCATCGAACACAGATTGCTGGTTGCGGTACTTGCTGACCGCGCCACGCGTCACGCCCAGCACTTTCGCTGCGGCATAGTCGGAGGGAAGGTCGAGGCGGGCTTTCACCGCGTCGAGCCAATCGACTGTCGTTTTCATAGACAACCCCTATCAAATCAAATCAACCCGGCGTCAAAGGTACTGCGACGCTTCACCAGATGCAACTGTCTCTGAAGCTGAGACGTCTCAGCTATTGACACGTTTCATTGGATGAGACTATTCTCCGAACCGTCGCCCCGGCAGCCGGTTCACAACCCCGCCGGTGCTGGAATAGCTACCCAGCGGCCGGGCGACTTTCATGCAGGAAACCGTTCAAGGGGTTGAACAAGGGGAAGTCAAATGCAGCACATTTCGTTGCAATTTTCACGGTCACGTTACAGCGCGCTCGCGCTTGCCCGCCAAACCGCTGACGCCGCATGGCGTGCGCTGATGGACTCGATGCAGTGCATCGTCCGAATCTGGACGATCCGCCCATCGTTTGCCGGCGGGGTGGTCGCATGAATACGGTCATCTACGGAATCCTGTCGCCGTCCGGCCTCGCGATGAAGAAAGGCGAACCGGTCGAGATCAAGAACGCGATCGGCATGACCTTCGGCGTCCACTGCAACGACCGCAGAACCGCTGACGACGAAGAGCGTTTCGTCGTGACCAACATCGAAACCGGGATGCTGGCCGGTAACGGTACGACGCGGGATGCGGCGATCGAGCGAGCCCGGATGCGGGTTCGCTCGGCGATCAAGCGCGGCACGCTTGCGCGCACGTTCGAGGAGTCCATGCGCACACGAGCGGCGATTCTTGTTGAGCTGGGCGACGTGAGAGCGGAGGGCGCCGCATGAACACGATCGCTCAACAACTCCGGGACGAGCTGCGCGCGGCGCACACGATCATCCGAAACGCGCTTGGTGTCATGACATTCGACCAGAAATTGCAGTGGGCGAACGCGAATGAGCGCGATGACGCTATCGGCGAGGGCGTCACGCGCGCCAACGAACGGCAGGCCGTGATTGACGACGGCTCGCCGCTCGCGCTGTTCCTCGAACTGCGCCGCGCGGATCTGATCATCGCCAACGCGTGGGAAATCCAGTCGTTTCATCAGCACGCGCTTTGGACGACCGCCAACCTGCAAGACGGCGTTGCCGCGCGCCATCCGACGCGCGCCGACTCGCGCACGCTCGTATTGGCGGCCGCGGTCGAAGCTGCACACAAGCTCGTTGGCGATGCACGAGGATCGATCGCGGATGCGATCGTCGGATTCGTGAAGAGCATCGGTGACGTGGCGCCGGCTGAGTCGAGCGCATGGTGCAGCATTGACGCCGGCGATCCTGCCGGCGATCAGACTGTCGCCGTGCTGATGCCCCCACGTGAATTGTCGGAAGCTGACGTTGCAGAGTTTCGGCGCGTGTTTCACGCTGCAGCTCAAACCGACGTCGCTACGTTCCTTGTCGAGCAACCCGCCGCGGAGCCGACCGAAGAGATGATTCGCTTCTGCCCTGAGTGCGGCTGTCTCGGCGATATTGCCGCCGGATACGAAGCGTGCTGCCCCGACAGTTCGAGTGCGCGAATCGTGCCGAAGCGCTTTGCGGAACTGTGTGCCGAGACGTTCAAGCTGTGCGTTAGCCAGCCATACGGTGCACCCAGCGTGCCGGCAGAGCGCCGGGCCGCTGCTGCCGTGCGCACGCTCGAAGCGAAGGCATACACGTACACGGATGGCGCGGAACTGTGGAGGCCGCCGCAGGAGCGGCCGCCGGCACCGGTCGTGCACGCTAGCGCACCTGTCGATGAGAGCGAGCCGAGCGTCGCAGCAGCAGCGATGAACGGGGAGCATCGGTGATGAGCCTCGTTCGATGCAATCGCTGCGGAACGTCGTGGCGGGGTTCGACGCAGTGCGCACGCTGCCTGCGTCGATTCGTGTGGGGCCAGTGAGCGCAGGTAGGCGAACCGGCAAGAAACATTGAGAAGGTCAATTTCGAGGATCATCAAATGGGCTCGGTCTATAGCATTCCTAAGTTGTGTGAGCGAGAAACGATTGAAATCCAACGAGTATTGCGTGCCAGCAATGCTGAAAACATGGCGCGTCGACGCGTACAAGACGAAATCGAGCGTCGTCAAATGCAGATCAAGCATTGCGGGCGTGATCTGCGGCTTGTGGCTCAGTGATTTGTGCAACTAGTCGCCATCGCGGGCGTATGCAGCTGATCGCGTTGCAATCAATGAGATTGCGGTACGCATCGATTGCGCAAGATGGTCTTGCTCAGTTCTTTCAAGTTGATGTGCGTCGGGCCCGTAGTAACGATTCGCGGCCTCTATGAGCGATTCCCCGTATTCCCGCGTGGCAGGTGCGACGTCGGAAATGTAGCCGACCAAACCACTCAGTTCGTCGAGTAGCTCGGGTTTATGTGCAGCGGATCGATTTGAATCCAGAAGCATATGCAGCTTGGGTGCATTTACGTTGATAAATGTGGAGGTTTTCATGGCAGTTCAGCCCTATACGACATTGGTAGATTCCGAGGTAATGGTGGTCATTCATACGCGCGCCGCAGTCGGCGAGGTCCGTCCAAGCGACCCGCCGCGCATCGTGCACTTATACCATGCGCTCGACGGGACGCTTCTGGCGTACTTCGACCCGGCGTTGGGGGCTGAGCGCGCGGACATTCAGTCCGGGATGCAGCGCATGTGGCGCAAGAGCGTGAAAGACGAGCTGGACGAAATGGACCGGGCTTGTGGCACCAAGGTGGACCGCGCCGATGTCAAAGCCGGCTAACCTCCCGCGCGCGAACACGCGCATCCACCCGTCGAGCCTCGGCGGATTCACGATGGAAGGTCCGTATTACCGCCGCCGCTCGCGTGTCGCCGTCGCCCTCGATCGGTTTTTCTACTGGCTGGGGGCGTGACCATGGAAAGCATCTATTTTCGCGAGGGGTACCAGGCGCGTGCCGACTGGAAAGCCCCGTCGGATAACCCTTACAAGGTTGGGACTTATGCTCATTTGGAGTGGGAGCAGGGTTACGCAACCTCGTTCGAGGCGGGGAATTGACCATGTCGAGGTCCGCCGCCGTCGCTGAAATTGGGTATTGCATCGAGGACGGTGATATCGGATACGCGGGTTCCTCGCACGCGTCCTTCGTCGCGCGTCGCGTCCCGCGTGTTGCGCACATTCGAGCGACGGCAATTGGTGATGCCGCGCTCGAACGCATCTACCGCGTGCTGCGCGGACGCCGCATCGGGAACTCTCGCTGATGTGGGTCTATGCTGCACACGCTCGCGAGGCCGTCGAGGCATTGCCGGCCGCGCACGCGCTCAAAGCCCGCGCACCTTGGAAGTGGCACGCGCGGGCCGTTCGCGAAGCGCTTGCGGCCGGCCGTAGGTCGGCGCACGCGCGCGGCGCGTCGCACATGTTCGACATGGGTGCGGCAGGCGAGGCGATCGACGCGTTCGCCGCCGAGCATGCGCCGGAAACGCGCGCGGTACGGCCGGACGCATCCGACGCGGAAATCGTGGATAAGGCGCGGCGCATCGCGGCCGACTTCCAACTGCGCACGCTGTCGTTGTCGAGCGTCGACGCGCTGGCGGTCGCGCGCGTGACGTGCGGCCTGTACGACGTGAAGCTGCCAGAGGTGGACGACGACGCAGGCAAGGTGGCGCGCGTGAAGTGCGAATTGTGGTGGCGACGCCGCCTGCGCACGGCGCATGCGCGAGGCGCGGAGGCCTCCAACATCCGAATGCACTTCGTGCACTACGGCGCGGACCCTTACGCGAGCGACGACGCCGTGCGGCGGCGTATCGCGCAGAACCGGCGCAACGCGGCCACGCTCGACGCGGTGACGCTCGAAAACGAGCTCGGGCAGCGTTACACGATTGCCGAGCTCGCGGCCGTCAGCATTTCGAACAAGGCACTGAAGCGCGGCGAGCTGATGACGCGCCTGCGCGGCTGCGAGGATCTGGCCGTAGCGGCCGGCTTCGCGGGTGTCATGTTCACGCTGACTTGCCCGAGCCGCTTCCATTCGGTGCGCCAGCTTGGCGAGCGCGTGCGCTTCGTGCCGAACAAGAAGTACGACCGCTCGTCGCCGCGCGACGCGCAGGCGCATCTGCGCCGCGTGTGGGCGCGCATCCGTGCGCAGTTGAAGCGCGAGGGCGTCAGCTTCTTCGGGATGCGCGTGGCGGAACCGCACCACGACTCTACGCCGCACTGGCACGGGCTGGTGTTCTCGAACAACGTCGATCGATTCTGCGCCGTCATGCGCGCGCACGGGCTGGCCGACGCCGGCGACGAGCGCGGTGCGCAGAAGCGGCGCGTGCGCTTCGAGCGGATCGACAGTGCGAAGGGTTCGGCGGTCGGCTACATCGCGAAGTACATCGCCAAGAACGTCGACGGCGCGCACGTCGGCGACCACAAGACGGAAGAGAAATTCATCGTGGCACCGGATCTGCTCGGCGATATCGAGATCACGCCGTCGCAGCGCGTCGAGACGTGGGCGGCGCAGTGGGGCATCCGGCAGTTTCAGGCGTTTGGCTGCGCGCCGGTCGGTGTGTGGCGCGAGCTGCGCCGCGTGAAAGAGGCGGACCTACCGGACGCCGCGGAGTCGCCGGAGATTCGCGCGGCGTGGCACGCGGCGCAGAAAACCGACGAGCACCGCGCCGATTGGGCGGAATACGCGCGGGCCATGGGCGGCATTGCTGGCGAGGGCCGGCGCATCTACATCAAACACACGACGGAACACCGGGAAGGACGCTACGGCATCGGCCCGGTGAAGGTGCCGCACGGTGTCGCCGCGCGCGGCGTCGCGCGCATCGTGGACGGGATCTGCACGTACACACGCGAAACGGAAATCTTCGTTCCATCCGTGCGGCATGAGTGGACGGTCGTGTCGAAGGCGCGCTCGGGCGAGCGCAAGAAGTTCGTGCGGACGTTCGATGACGTCGTGCCGATGACGGACGCGCATCGTGCGGCGGCACCGATGGTGGTCGATCCGAATTTGTGGCTCCAGGGCGACGCGCTCGTGTGGTGGGAAGGGGCGAGCGAGCGTGAGCGCGCGGAGGGTTTTGAGCGCAGCGGCGCAGCCGCGAGCACTCGGACTCGTGTCAATAACTGTACGCGGTCGGATCGGTCAGGGGTGGCCGAGCCGACCGACCGCGCAGCGCGCGGAAGCGGAAACAGCGTCAGCGAGGAAGCGAGCGACGCGAAACGGGGCCAACGGAATCTGTAGAGCGAGGAAATCCCATGTCACAAATGACGATCGAGTGTCCGTGCTGCGCCGGCGAGATCGAGGCGCGCCATACGGAAGGTATGTCGGCGACGATGCGCCGCCTGTATTTCGTCTGCGACGCGTGCGATTACAGGACGCCGGCCGGTCTCGAGATTTTGCATTCGCTGTCGGCGTCCGCGCGGCCGCGCGACGGCGTACAGCTTGAGGTGATGCCGTCGCCGGCGCTTCGCGGGCCGGTCAACGCGCGCACGACGATGCGGCCGGGGGCCTGGGCATGAGATTCACGATTGCCTGCCCGCACTGCGGCGCGCGCGGCATCGCGCGTTCGATGGAAAAGCAGTCGGACACCGTGTGGCTGATCGACTACCAGTGCGACGACGTGACGTGCGGCCACACCTATCGGACCCGCCTCGAAATGGAGCCGCCGGAGCTGCCTATACCGAAGCGGCCGCGGCGCGAGACGCAGGAATTCGAGTTCAACGAATGACAGACAGGAGAAATGATGCAGACCACGAAACCACGAGCGCGCTGGATCGCCGGGCCGGGCGCCGCAATGTGGGAAGTCACGCACCCAGGCACGCGCGTTTCCGTATGGGCTTTGCGACCGCGCGATGGCGGTGCGGTGCTGTTGGAGCGTTACGTTTTGCCGAACCAGACCGAGAAGCGAGGCGAGGGCGCCGCATGATGTACCACGAGGCGTTGAAGAAAACGGCATGGTTCGTGATCGTGGCGCCGTTCGACCGCGGCCTATGGCGCGCGATCGGCGATTACGCCGGCGAACTGCTTGTCGCGCTCGTCGCACTTGCCGGCCGGGTCGGCGCGTTCGTGCTCTATCCGCTCGCCGTGCCGATTCTTGCGGCGCTCGTGATCGCGGCTGACCGCGCGAACGAACGCGAGCATCAGCGGCGCGAGCGGCTGATAGACGATCAATTCTGATCCGGTATCAGAGCAATGGTGATTCGGTATCGAAACGATATCGAATCGATAGCGTTTCAATGTAGTTCAATGCTCGGGGGAGCAATATGATTATCGCAGTCGTGAACACCAAGGGCGGCGTCGGCAAGTCGACAGTCGCTTTGCAGCTCGCCATCGGCCTGTCGCTGGCCGGCTGGCGCCCGTGGCTCGTCGACGGTGATCGGCAGGAATCCAGCATCAGCGCGATCACGCTGCGCGCAGAAAGCGGCCGGGCGCCGCTGGCGGCGTCGGCATACGCGAACGGCGCGACGCTGCGCGCGCAGGTGAGCGCCCAGGCTGGCGGGTTCGATCACGTCATCATCGACGCAGGCGGCCGCGATTCGAGCGCGCTACGTGCCGCGCTGACCGTCGCCGACGTCGCCTTGATTCCATTCGTGCCGCGCTCGTTCGAGGTGTGGGCGGTGAAAGATATCGCCGAGCTGATCGACGAAGCGCGCGCCGTGCACGACCTGAAGGCGCTCGCCTTCATGAACCTCGCCGACGTGAGCGGCCCGGACAACCGGGACGCCGCCGCGGCGCTGCGCGAGTTCTCCACGTTCGACCTGCTCGATTGCCGGCTGACGCGCCGCAAGGCGTTCGCGAACGCGGCGGCCGCCGGCTTGCACGTGGACGAGATGACGCGCCGTGACACGGTCGCATGCGCTGAAGCCGAGCGCCTGCTCGATGCTGTCTTGGCAGCGTAACGCTATCGAAGCAATGGCGAACCGATATCAAAACGATATCGGGTCAATATCGAAAAGGGGTTCAGCATGGCAATCACGAAACGACCGGACGCGCGCAAAGCGGCCGCGATCGATCAGTTCATCGGTGGCGCACCGGACGCCGCTGCATCGGAATCGCCGAGCCAGGTCGGGCCGGCGCGCGCGCCTGGCCGGCGGAAGAAAGAGACGATCAGCCTCGGCATCGATCCCGCGCTGCTTGTGCGCGTCGACGCGGCCGCCGCCCGGCTGGGTGTCAGTCGTGCGGCGGCTTTCGCGATGGCTGCTGCGCGATTCGTGGACGCCGAGGGCGAATGACGATGTGGTGCGACGTTGAACGGATCTACCAGGACGAACTCGCGCGTCGGCGCTTCGAACTGATCTACCAGTGCGAACCCGAGCGGCGGCCATTGGAGCTCGACGAGCTGGCCGAAGAGTATCACCGGCGGTGTGAGGCATACGACCGAGTGGTATGCACCGGGCCGATTCGAGAGGGGGCCATCATGCCGGCGACGTCGAGGGAAAGAGTGCTCATCAGTCGCCACGCGCGCGAGCTGCGCGCCGAGTTGCTGGCTCGTGCTGCGCGCATGGGTTACTCGGCGGTCCAGTTCGGTGAGGCAATTCGGGCGGCTGAGCGGCCTTGTCGTTTGTGCTGCGGATCCGATATCAGGCGTGCGCGCGATAGGAGGCGCTAGGAGCGGTCAGGTGTTGCGGGGTGCGCCGAGGCATCGGCAGGGCAACGACAGGCCCGTGGCGCGGCTGGCAGGCGGGCGGGGAGGGATGCCGGAAGGGGTCGGATGGTGGTCAGAACACGGCCAGCCGCGCCCCTGAAACGCGGTCCCCCCTCCCCGCCTGCCCGCTTCTTGTCATAGTGCTTTTGATGCACAGGGAAACCGCTCGGCCGAGCCCGCCAGTCGGCGGGCTCGGCCGAATTCGGCTGTTGCGAAAATGATGCAATTTGACGCACGAAAACGGGGTATTGATGCACACTCGTTGACAAGAGTGCTTGCGACCCGACCGCCGATCGGTCGAATTTCACGTCCGGCGAGCTGCGTGGGGCGCCTCAAGTTTTGACGGCAAATTTACGCTGATGGTGCATTCCGCACGAACAAGTAACTCACGGGGCTGTTAAGCCTGTGAGCGTCTTTGGTGCCGGTGAAATTTGCAGAATTCAGAATTCGCCTTCAACTTGACCGGCAACACCCCATTCGCCGTCTGCTGAAGAGTATTTTGCATGAACGGAGAACTTAGTACGGCACCGATTGGTGATGCCATCGTATAGGGTAGCGATCGTTGTCTCAAATTCTCCCCTGTTATCAATCGTCCCGGTTCCAGCTGCGATCGCTTTTCGATGTGTCGTATATATCACGAAGCCAACTTTACCGGCTTCGAGTGGTTCCGATTCAATTATCCAATCGAGGCCAAGTGTCTTGCACAAGCAGTGTGCAAAGATGCGCGGTTCATCAAAGAATTTCTCGAGATCCTTTCCATATTCCTCGCCAAACCGCTCGTCAACGAATACAGCCATCGAATGCTCAGCCGTGATGTTTAACAAAAAGCCTGAGGTTTGACGAAATGTAGGGCCCCAAATTTTTTGGGGATCAATATTCTTGATGGGGCCCACTGTAAAGGTGTTTGCTTGCAGTCTCGTCATTTGTGAATGCCTCCCTACCTATCAATATAGCGACCCACATTAAAACAAAATCGACTCACGCGAACGTATGGTAGGTAATCTATGTTTACCACGGCGCCATATCAACGAATGGTAAACCCTTCGACGAGGCACAGATGAAGGACGAACTTCGCTTACTTACTGAAAAGATTGTTTCACGTTGTGTAAGCAACTAGACCGACAAATGGATCGTCCGCGAGCACGGAAACGTCCCCCGTGAGCGTGGACGGGAACGAAAGCGAACGGCGGGCCGCCATTGATGGCGTGGGGCGACGGCAGCGTTGGAGCGCGAAAGCGGCATTCGTATAAGCAAAATGAGGGGCCGGAATGGGGCGGTGAGCGACATCCCGGAAATCCACGAAGAACCGAAATTCAAGCCGCTTTCGATGGCGCTTCTGCTGCCGGCAGCACGTATGGATCGAACCGGATGATTTCGTCGCCGGCCCATTCGTTGAAGGCGAGGAATTGCGCCTGGAGCGGCTCGATTTCGTTGCGCGCGAACACGCGCGCGGCAGTGTCGGCCGCGCCGAACCCGCCGGTGTTGCTCGGGACGATGCCGAGCAACTGCGGCGGCACGCGGTGCGCGGCGAGCAGGTCGTCGCGCGTCACGTTCTTGATGTTGAAGAACTCATCCTTCGCCGCGACCTCGGAAACCGGGATCAGTTGGATGCCGTCCTTCTTGCCGCTTGGCGAGTAGACGAACAGATTTCGGAAGTTGCCCGGCCCCTTCGAGTTCTTCAGCGCCTCGCGGATCGTATCGACGTCGGCCTGATTCTGCGCCGCATCGGTCATGTACAGGATGAAGCCGGCGTGACTGCCGTTTTCGTAATAGCGCCGGCGGAACAGCGTCGACGACTCATTCAACCAGGCCGCGTGCAGTGCGCCGAGATATTCGGGCAGGCCGTACACCTCCTGGTTGATATCGGCCTCCATCAGATGAAACACCGAGCCTTCCGGGAATTCGTACTTCACCTGAAAGCCGTTCGTCTGCACGTAGTTGACCATGTCCGTTCGACGGCGCACATACTTCGCGGGCGCTGGTTCGAAGCTGAGCGTTTTGCCGAGCCGGTTCGGCTTGCGTTCAACGGGACCGTTGCCGAAGGTCAGGAAATCGAGCGCCCAGCGCCGAAACGCCTCGCGCGAGAACTGTTTGTGCGGGATGAACGTCGACGCGAGTACGTTGCGTTTGAAGTAGATCGCCGATGCGTGGTGCGTGCCGGCGCGAAACGACTTCGCCAGGCCGGCGAAGCTTACGGGTGGCTCGAACCATTCGCCGTTCGACCAGACTTCCGAATAGTCGAGGATTTCGGTGCGCGACAGTGCCGGCATCGGATCGCCGAAGGTGAACGCTTCGCCCGCGGCCGCGCCGGCGGCCGGCGTCGTGGCGGCGATCTGCGCGCCGCGCGGGCGTTGGGTCTTTTTCATCAGGACATCTCCACGAAACTGCGGTTATTGGTGGTCGAGCCTTCGAGCGGCTCATTGCCGAGCGCGTGCAGGCACGCCCATGCAAGGTCGGCGTGGCCGATTTCTTCGCTGCGGCCGGCGTGATACGTCACCTGTCGGCCGCTCGCGGTCATGGTCCGGCGGATCGCCATGAACGCCTGCGCGAGGTCGGTCCAGCCCGCATCGAATTCCAGGCGGCCATTGCCGATGACGGACAGCCCCTTGAGCACGAGGCGGCCTTTCACCTCGGGCGAGTAGTTGAGCGGGACGGCGGCCGGAAAGAACTTCGACACGAGCTGATAGACGCCCTGGCCGATGCCCGTTGTGTCGATCGCCATGTACGTGACGGTGTAGCGCTCGGTGAGCTGCCGGATACTTTCGGCCTGTGCTTCGAAATCCATCCCGCGCCACTGCATCTTTTCGAGCACGCGGAATTTGCCGCCAGGCACGGCCGGCGGCGCCACGATCACGAGCCCGGCGGAATCGCCGCTCAAGGCCGGGTCATATCCGAGCCAAACGGGGCGATGGCCGAACGGTCGCTGGATCAGGAATTCAACGTCGTCCCATTCCTCCCACGAGTCGATCATGCATCGCTGGATATCGGCGAATTTGAAGATCGACGCGCTGTCGTCGATGAACTGGCAGAGAAAGAGCTGCGCGAAATCGTCGGCGCTGTTTTCGAGGCGCAGTTCGTCCAGGTCGAACAGGTCACAGCCCATCGCGGCCGCGTCCTCGATGGTGACGATCTGCCGCCACTGCCTGTCTTCGCACAAGCGGCCGCCGGACAGCGCCGTATGCGAGATATCGAGGTGGATGTGATCCGCCTTCGCGCGCCCGCGGTTGTAGGCTTCTCCTGACCAAAACGGGTAGGCCTGATGCGAGATGCTCGACGGCGTCGAAAAGTAGGTCTTGCGCCATTGCTTCTGGCTGGCCATCGCCTGCGCGACCTTGTTCAGCTCGCGGAAACCGTGGACCCAAAAATACTCGTCGAAATAGAGGTTCCCGTGATAGCTCTGCGCGGTTTTCGAGTTCGTGCTGAGAAAGTAAAGCTCGGCGTCGTAACCGGGCAGCGCGATTACCTCGCCCGTCAGCTCGACGTCGATCACCTTGCGCACGAAATCGCAGATGTACGAGCGGAAGACGTGCGCTTGCGCCCGGCTGGCGGACAGAAAGATCTGGTTGCGATGGCTCTGCAACGCGTCGTCGAGCGCTTCGTGCGAAAAGTAGTACGTCGCGCCGATCTGGCGTGACTTCAGCACGTTCCGCGTTCGGTTGTTGCCGTTGTGATACCAGTTCTTCTGGTATCCGAACATGCCATCGAGAAACGCCTCGTGCAGCTTCTTCGCCTGCTCGGGCGTGATGAGATTCTTTTGCGCGCGCTTCTTCGGCCCAGCGTTGCGCGCGTTGATGTTCGGATTGAGGTCGGATGCGTTGCCGGTCTCTGCGTATTTTCGGCAGCGGTGCAGGCGCTCGATTTCACGGCCGAGCAGGTCGATTTCCTTGAAGTCGCGCGGCTCCTTGTCCTCCTTTTCGACCAAGGCCATATACCGGGCCTCGACCGATGACTCGCATCGATCGACGACCGACGCCTTTTCCCATTGGTCGCGTTGCTTCCACGATTCGACGGTCGAGCGAGGAACGTTCAGAAATTGCGCGATCCATGTGATGCCGCGCCCCTTCCAATAGAAGGCACGCGCAACGCGTCTCGGCTCGTCATCAACGGTGGGATTTTTGGCTGTCTCGATCATGCCGGAAGCGTACCGGCGACGCGCGCGCGCGCGGAGCGTATGCCCTTGTGCCGAGTCGAGCAACGAATGCGCATCGTTGTTCGTCGGAGCGCAACCCGGCAACATTCCGTTACACCAGTCGCACGTCACAACCGGCGACCAGGCGATGACACAAAAACACAGAACGGAACCTGAGAGGGCTTTAATGAAGCGACCGATGAAGCGATTTTCGATGTTGGCGACTGCTGCGACGATCGGCGCTGCCGTTGTCGCATGCTTCTCGCCGGCGGCGGCGCATGCTGCGGAACTGGTCACGCATGGCCGCCTGCTGTTGGATCACGCCGACGTGCTGGGCGCGATGGGCGCGCACGGGTCGGCGGTCGCAGGTGCGAGCCTCGCCGCGATTGGGATCGGCAGTACCACGGGTTCCGGCAACCATGCTGCCACGTCGAAGTGGTTTCGCGTCGCGGTCGAAGGTGCGACGACGGACGGCCGCACGATCGAGCGCGATTGGATCACGCAGATGGCGGCCACGTATGACCGCACGGTGTACAGCGCACGCGTGAACTGTGAGCACATTCGTGGATACGCACCGATGTCGGCGACGAATCCGTTCGGCGCGTATGGCGACGTCATCGCGTTGAAGTCCGAGGAGATCAAGGACGGCGGGCTGAAGGGGAAGATGGGCCTCTATGCCCAGATCCAACCGACGCAGGCCCTGGTCGACATGACGAAGGCCGATCAGAAGATCTACACGTCGATCGAGGTCGCGCCGTCGTTCGCCGACACGAAACAGGCGTATCTCATTGGCCTCGCGGTCACGGACAGCCCCGCGAGCCTCGGCACCGAGATCCTGCAATTCGCCGCGGGCCAGGGCGACAAGAACCCGTTCGCGAACAAGAAACAGCACCGCGACAACCTGTTCACGGCCGCCGAAGAAACCGTGATCGAGTTCGAGACGCCGGCGCCGTCCGTGTTCTCGCGCGTCGCCGAGCTGCTCGGCATCGTCAAGAACAAGGGCGAGACCGACGACAAGCGCTTCACGGATCTGACGCAGGCCGTGGAAGCCCTCGCGACGCACGGCCAGCAACAAATCGCGGCCGTCACGAAGCTGACAGGCGAGGTCGATTCGCTGAAGGTCGCGCTGTCGTCCGAGAAGGATGCGCACGCGAAAACGGCTGCTGCGCTCAAGGAACTGACCGAGAACCTGTCGACGCAACCGAATGGCGCACCGCGGCCGCCGGCGACCGGCGGCACCGGCGCCACGAAGACGGATTGCTGATCGGCCCGGCCACGCGAAACCACATCGGTCCATCCATTCAATGATTCGGAGATTCACCCATGCGTAACGACACCCGCGTCGCGTTCAACGCGTACACCGCGCATATCGCGCAGCTGAACGGCGTTCAGGATGCGACGACGAAATTCAGCGTCGATCCGTCGGTTCAGCAAACGCTGGAACAGAAGATTCAAGCGTCGAGCGCTTTCCTGCAGGCCATCAACATGATTGGCGTCGACGAACAGTCCGGCGCAAAAATCGGCCTCGGCGTGGGGCAGCCGATCGCCAGCACGACCGACACTACGACGAAGGATCGCACGCCGGTCGACCCGACGAACCTCGACAACAGCGGATACCTGTGCACTCAGACGAATTTCGACACGGCGATTCCGTATGCGCGCCTCGACGCGTGGGCGAAGTTTCCGGATTTCCAGACGCGCATCCGTGATGCGATCGTGAAGCGTCAGGCGCTCGACCGGATCTGCATCGGCTTCAACGGCACGTCGCGCGCTGCGACGTCGGACCGTGCCGCGCATCCGCTGTTGCAGGACGTGAATGTCGGCTGGGTCCAGAAAATCCGCGCGAACGCGCCCGACCGTGTTATGCATGAAGGCGTTGCGGGGTCGGGCAAGGTGAAGGTCGGCACGGGCGCAGGCAACGACTACAAGAACATCGACGCGCTGGTCTACGACGCGCTGCAATTGCTCGACGAGTGGTATCGCGAAGATCCGTCCGTCGTCGTCGTGCTCGGCAGTGGCCTGCTGCACGACAAGTTCTTCCCGTTCATCAACGGCGCGAACGTCGCGACCGAAGCGGCCGCCGTCGACCTGGTCGTCAGTGCGAAGCGCGTCGGAGGTAAGCAGGCGGTCAGCGCGCCGTATTTCCCGGCGAACTCGGTACTGATCACCCGTCTGGACAACCTGTCGCTGTACTTCCAGAACAGCGCGCGTCGACGCACGATCGTCGACAACGCGAAGCGCGACCGGATCGAAAACTACGAGTCGAGCAACGACGCGTATGTCGTCGAGGACTACGGCTGCGCGACCGTGGTCGAGAACATCGAGATCCAGCCGGCGGCCTGATCATGACCAGCCCAGCCCGTCGTCACCAAATGCGCGTTCGCGCTGCGCAAGCGGCTGCGAGCGCGACGCCCGGCCAGTCGCTGGCCGGACACCGACACTATGACCTGATGCTCGCGAAGCTCGGCACCGACCGCCGCCGGCTGAAGGAAATCCAGTCTGTCGCGCGAAAGATCGAGGTCAAGCGCGAGGTCCTGCCGGATTACGCCGCGTACATCGATGGCGTGTTGGAGGCCGGGAAGGGCGCGCAGGACGACGTGCTGACCACGGTCATGATCTGGCGCATTGACGTGGGCGACTACGAAGGCGCGCTCGAAATCGCCCTGTACGCGCTGCACTTCGGCATGACGCTGCCCGAGCAGTACGAGCGTTCGTTACCTGCCGCCGTCGCTGAAGAATTCGCCGAAGCCGGTTTGCGGGCGTTCGCCGCCGGCGAGGCGTTTGCCCCGGCGATGTTGCGGGAGGTCGAAGCGCGCACGCGCAAGTACGACATGCACGACCAGATTCGCGCGAAGTTGCACAAGGCGCTCGGCTACGCGTTGGAGCAATCCGACAAGGCCGGCGCGCTCGAAATGCTGCGCCGCGCGGTCGAGCTGAACGACCGCATCGGCGTGAAAAAAGACATCACTCGACTCGAAGCCGAGTTGAGAAGTGCGGCGGCCGGCGCCGACCGCACGAACTGAGCCCCCCCGGCACGGCGGCATCGGGTGACGGTTCGCAACGGCTGACGCTACGCGATCCCGACCCCGATCCACCGCCGTCTTATTCCGAGTCACGACTATGTCGAGCAGCTTTATTGCCACGGCCGATGCGACTGCGCCGACGCCCGAATTGGACGCGATCGAAAACAACGGGTTTTTTCCCGACGTGTCGATCGCGGCGTTGCGCGCGGCGACGCGGCTCGACGGAACCGTGACGCACGAGCGTTTGCGCGAGGCGGCGATTAATGCAATCCGCAGCGTGAACGCCGAACTGAAGGCATGGCGCGCGCAGGAGGCCGCCGGTTACGCGACGCTCGCCGAAGTGCCGGCCGAGCGAATCGGCGGCGTCAGTGAACTGGTGTCGCTCTACCGCCGAGCGGTCTACAACCTGACGCATGCCGACGTCACCGAGCAGTATCGCGACCTCGATACGACGAAGGCAGGCGGGCAGGAGGCGGAGCGGCTGGAAGAAACGATTTGCAGCGCGCGCCGCAATGCGCGCTGGGCGTTGAACGATCTGCGCGGGATCAGCCGCAGCACGATCGCCCTGATTTGATGGATCGCCGATGCGCGTCTATGCACAACAGGGCGACACCGTCGACGCACTCTGCTGGCGGCACTACGGCCGCACGGACGGCACGGTCGAAGCGGTACTCGAAGCGAACGCCGGCCTCGCCGATCGCGGCGTCGTGATTCCGATCGGCACCGTCGTGTACCTGCCCGACATCGGGACCGTTGAAAGCACGGCGCCGCTGATCCAACTGTTTGATTGACTCCCGGAGCTGGCGATATGGCAGAACCGAACACCACAACCGCCGCGGCGCTGTCGGCCGCGATCGGTCTTGCGGGCCTCGCGCCTGGCATCGACGGAAACGCGCTGATCGGCGCGTTCACCGGTGCGGCGCTCGTCGTCGTCACGTCGAAGGAAATCGGCGTGCTGACGCGCGTCGCGTACATGCTGATTTCGCTCGTGATGGGCTACCTTGCGGCGCCGGAAATCGTCAATGCGACGCCGATCCGCTCGACCGGCGTCGCCGGCTTCTTCGCGGCCGCGCTCGTGATCACGGTCACGCTGCAGCTCATCGAGCGCCTGAAATCGGTCGACCTGCTGGCGTTCCTCAAGAAAGGGGAGTGACCGACATGCACATCTCGTTCGCACTGGTGGCGCTGGCCGCTCACCTCGCCGCGCTCACGCGCGTGCTCGTCTATCGGCGCAACGGCGCGCGTCATCGCCACGACGTCTCATGGATCGCGTGGGCGCTCGTGGCTGTGTCGGGCGGGTCGGCAATCGAACTCGCCTTGCACGCGAAGCGTGTCGGGTTCTTCGAAGGGGCGACGGCGGTCTTGCTGGCGCTGTTTGTGTTTGCCGCGCGCGGCAACGTCGCGCGCCTCTTGCGGAGTGAACAACCATGAAAACGCATCGCCTCGGCGACCACGGCGACGATATCGGCCTGCTGCAACGCCGGCTGATCCGCGCCGGCTACGCGCTCGACGTGACGCACGTCTACGATGAAGCGACCGAATCGGCCGTCAAGGCCGTGCAGACGAAAACCGGCCTCATCGTCGACGGCATCGCCGGGCCGAAGACGCTCGCCGCGATCGCGACTGGCCGGCGCGACCCGAAGCACCTCGCCGACGCCGACATTGTGAAGGCAGCCGATACGCTCGACGTGCCGATCGCTTGCGTGCGCGCAGTCAACGAAGTGGAGTCGACCGGTTCCGGATTCCTGTCGGGCGGTCGGCCGAAGATCCTCTTCGAGCGGCACGTCTTCTGGAAACGCCTCGAAGCACGCGGCATTGATCCGGCGCCGATCGCGGCGAAGTACCCGAATATCTGCGCGCAGACACGCGGCGGCTACCAGGGCGGCGCCGCGGAATATACGCGGCTCGCGACGGCCGAGCTGATCGACGCCGGCGCGGCTTACGAGTCGGCGAGCTGGGGCGCGTTTCAGGTGATGGGCTATCACGCGGAACGCCTCGGCTATTCGGGCATCGACGATTTCGTCGCGCGGATGGAAAACGGCGAGGGCGACCAGCTCGACGCGTTCGTGCGCTTCGTAGCGGCCGATTCGAACCTGCTGGCGGCACTGAAGGGCCGTAAGTGGGCCGTGTTCGCGAAGGGCTACAACGGTCCCGATTACGCGGCGAACCTGTACGACGTGAAGCTCGCACGCGCGTATGAAAGGTACGCCGGCGCGGACAAGGCCGCCGCATGAACGTGATCCCACCCAAACTCGTCGCCGGCGCGCTCGCGCTCGCCCTGATCGTGGCCGCGTTCTTCTACGTGCGCGGGCTGCGCGCCGAGCTGGCCGACGCGAAAAACCGGCTGGCGTGTTCCGGCCAGGCCGTCGCGTCGCGCGATACGACCATCAACGGCTTGCGCCGGGACGCGAGCAACAAGGCGACGCAACAGCAGCAGCTCGACGCAGCAACGGGCAAGGTGGCAGCGAAGCTCGCAACCGCTCGGCAGGACATCAGGAAGGTGATCAATGAAAACGCGACCGTTCGCACTTGGGCCGATTCTCCTTTGCCTGCTGACGTTGCCCGCCTGTCAGCAAGCCCCGCTCTTACCGGCGCCGACGATTTCGGTGCAGCAGTGCCAGCCGATCACGCGCTGCACGCTGCCGGCGATGGCGCCGCGCACTAACGGCGAGCTGCACGAAGCGCTCGACACTGCAAAGGGCGCATGGGGCATGTGCGCGGCAAAGGTCGACATGATCGTCGCCTGCCAGGCGAAGGCCCAGGCGACGATCGACGCCGAAGTCGAACGGGCGGCGCATGATTAAGCCGGCCGGTCTTCGCGCCGCGATCGTCGCGGCGATTCCTTCGCTCAGGGGCGATCCCGACAAGCTCACGGTGTTCATCGATCAAGGTTCGATCGCGGCGACGGGCGCGCGCAGTCTGTCGTTCGAATACCGGTATGTGTGCAACGTCCTGTTGCTGGACTTCGGCGGCGATCCCGACGCCCTGTTTGTCGCGCTGCTGGATTGGGTCCGCCACAATCAGCCCGACCTCGTGCTCAACCCCGACGAGCACGCGAGCGGGATCACCTACGAAATCGACGTTCTCAACAACAAGACAGCCGACGTGTCGATCAAGGTGCAGCTCACGGAAAGCGTTGTCGTGAAGGTCGACGACGACGGCAAGCGCACCGTCGAGCACATCGACGATTCGAAGTTGCAGGACTCGGCGGGGCCGTGGGTCGCTGAACCATGGACGAGCTGAGCGTCGTCGAATCGCGGCTGTCCGTGTTGCTGAGCCGGCTACAGCCGGCCGGCCGCCGCGCCGCGATCCGCGATATCGCGCGCGCGTTGCGCCGCAGTCATCAGGCGCGGATCGCGGCGCAGAAGAACCCGGACGGCACTGATTACCAAGCGCGCAAGCCGCGCTTGAAACCGGGCGGCAAGCCTCGGGACAAGCGCGGCCGGATCAAACGCGCGGCCATGTTCGCGAAGCTGCGCACGGCGCGTTACCTGAAGATCGAAGCGGACGCAAACGGTCTCGCGATCGGCTTCGACGGGCGCGTCGGCGGCATCGCACGCGTCCACCAGTTCGGCGAGCGCGGGCGCGTCGCGCCGGGCGGCGCTGAATACCAGTATCCGGCCCGCGTACTTCTCGGGCTGACGCCCGAAAATCACGACCTGATACTTGATCTGTTGCTGAAGCACGTCACACGATAACCCCCGGATCACGGGGGTTTTTTGTACCCATACCGCCCACATGGGGCGGGCGTCGCATCGCGCGCGTGCGGTCGGCATGATGGGCGGCATGGACGCTAACGAAATTCAACGACAGGCCCGCAACGCGGTCCGCAAAGGCTCGATTCTCGCGGTCGACCATGCGGCCGCGCTTTGTCGCGTCGCGGTCGGCGATCCGGACGACGACGCCGACAGCCTCCAGACCAACTGGATTCCGTGGATTGCGTGCGCGGCCGGCACGACGCGCGACTGGCTGCCGCCGACGCCGGGCGAGCAGGTCGTGCTGCTCTGCCCGATGGGCGATCCGGCGCAGGGCGTCGCACTGCGCGGCCTCTTTTCCGACGCCGCGCCGGCGCCGGCATCGAGCGCCGACACTCACACGCGCGTCTATCCGGATGGCGCTGTCGTCACATACGACCATGCCGCACACGCACTCACGGCGGAACTGCCCGCCGGCGCGACCGTGCGCGTCGTCGCGCCGGGCTCTGTCACCGTGCAGACGAAAGCCGCGACCGTGCAGGCAGACACCATCACGCTCGACGCGCAGCAAACGACCTGCACCGGCGCGATGACGGTCAAGGGGCCGTTTGCGTTCGAATCCGGCATGACGGGCACGGGTAGCGCCGGCGGCGCCACGATGCAGATTGACGGCGCGGCGACCTTCACCCGCGAAGTGACCTCGCAAGGCATCAGCCTGCCGCATCACAAGCATCGCGAGCAGGGCGACGGACAACTGGTGAGCGAACCGCAATGAAGGGCATGAACGCCACGACCGGCCGTGCGATTGCCGACCTCGACCACCTGTACCAGTCGATCGGGAAGATCATCTCGACGCCGCTCGCCTCATGCGTGAAGCGTCGGCCGTTCGGTTCGGATCTGTTCGAGCAAGTCGACGCGCCGAACAACGGCGCGGAGCGCACCCGGCTCTATGCCGCGATCGCGACCGCGCTGATGCGGTGGGAGCCGCGCCTCGTGCTCACGCGCGTGCAGCTCACGGTCGACGCCGCCACGGTCGGAGAGGTGTTTTCCGGAAAGCAGTACGTCGATATCGAGGGCTACACGACCGAATCCGGCGCGGCAGTGCGCGCCCGCGTTCCGCTTGACCAGGGGATCACGGCATGACCACGTCCGCGCTTATCGACCTCACGAGCTTGCCGCTGCCTGACGCGCTCGAAGTGCTCGACTTCGAAACGATCTACGCGACGCTTAAGGCAGCGCTCATCTCGCTGTGGCCGGAGGACGAGCAGGCCGAAATTGCCGCGACGGTCGAGCTCGAATCGGAGCCGCTCGCGCGTCTACTGCAGGAGAACAGCTATCGCGAGTTGGTATGGCGTCAGCGCGTCAACGACGCCGTTCGCGCCGTGATGCTCGCCTTTGCACAGGGCGATGACCTCGAACAGCGCGCGGCGCTGTTCGGGCTCAAGCGGCTGATTGTGATGCCGGCCGATCCGGAGAACAACATTGCGGAAGTGAAAGAGGGCGACGACAGTCTGCGCGAGCGCGTTCAGCTGGCGCCGCAGGGTTTCAGTGTGGCCGGCCCGGCCGCCGCGTATGTGACGAAGGCGCGCGCCGTCGACGGCCGCATCATCGACGCGCAAAGCTCGCGGCCGCAGCCGGGCGACGTGCTCGTGACGCTGCTTTCGAGCGAGGGCGACGGCACCGCGTCGCAGGAACTGTGCGACGCCGTCGCGGCCGCGCTGAGCGCTGAAGATCAGCGGCCGCTGAATGACACGGTTTTCGTCAGGTCGGCGGAAATCGTCAGGTATCGAATCCGTGCGAAGGGCTACACGCGCTCGGCCGTGGGCGCCGATGTGCTGATCGAGCAAGCAAAGAAGAACGCGCGCGCCTACGCGGACAAGGTGCACCGCATTGGAATCGGCGTCGCCGAGTCGGCGATCAAGGGCGTTTGCCAGGCCGCCGGCCTATCGCGAACCGAGCTGATCGAGCCGGCCGGCGATCTTGCGATCGGTGCGACGCAAGCACCTTACTGCCTCGACATTGTCATCGAATACGGCGGCATCTATGCCTAAGCTGCTGCCCCCGAACGCGACGACGCTCGAGACGCGCACCGCGGCGGCGCTCGCGGCCGTCGATGCGATGCCGATCCCGATTCGTGGCTACTGGAATCCGGACGAATGCCCGGCTGCATTGCTGCCCTATCTGGCCGCGGAAGTGTCGGTCGACGGATGGGAACTCGCTGAATCGGACGACGCGCGCCGTGCGCTCATCCGGGGCGCGATTCAGCTCCATCAGAAGCGCGGGACGCCGTGGGCGGTGCGTGAAGTAATCCGGCGGCTTGGGTTCGGCGAAGTGACGATCGTCGAGGGTCGCCGCGTGCGCCGGCGCGATGGCTCGGCCAGGTACAACGGTGATTACGTGCACGGCCGTGAGACGGCGTGGGCGGAATACATCGTGAAGCTGTCGAGGCCGATCACGCGCGACCAGGCGGACAACCTGAAAGCCGTGCTCGAACGCTACGCACCGCAGCGCTCCATGCTGGCGTCGCTGGATTACCGGGAGGCGCCGATTCGATACAACGGCTTCGCGCGGCGCGATGGCCAATACAACAGAGGGAGCATCAAAGCATGACTGATCTGGTTGAAAGCTCGACCTGGACGCCCGGCATTCGCCAGTTCGAAACATCCGATCCCGTCGAAGGCGGGCCGGACGGTATCGACAACGTGCCGCTGCGACAGCTCGCGAACCGCACGCGCTTTCTGAAGGATGCGCACGACGCGCTCGCCGGCGCGCAAAACCCGTATCCGCAATACGCGACGACTTCGCAGATGCAGTCGGCTATTGCCGCGCTCGTGGATGCGGCTCCGGGCGCGCTCGATACGCTGAACGATCTGTCCAAAGCGCTCGGCAACGACCCGAATTTCGCGACGACGATGACGAATGCGCTCGCGCAGAAGGCTGCAATCGATTCGCCGGTATTCACCGGAACACCGAAGGCACCAACACCACCGCAGTTCGATGCGACGACACGAATCGCGACGATGGAGGCGCTGCGGCGCGAACTCGGCAGTTTTAGCTCTAGCAGCGGGACCGGCTCGGGCATTTCCGCCGCGGCGACCGTGATGACGGCCGCCAATGTTGGCGGGTTCTATTACTTCAATGCGTCGAGCAACAATCAGACGGTGAAACTGCCTGATGAGTCTGGATTGAAGCCCGGTGCGGCCATCACGTTCCAGAAGTCTGGAGCGCAATACGCGCTGACGATCAGCACCTACAGCGCAAGTGCAATCATCGATACGACTGTCGGCCTTGCATCGTCGATCACGCTTAACGCTGGTGAGTTCGTTGTTCTCGCCTGGAGCGGGACGTATTGGCAGTGCTCCGGAACGTACACGCAGCGTGTTGGGCAACCCTTTGGCGCTTCGACCGGCGCGAGCGGTTATCAGCGGCTACCGAGCGGGCTTCTCATCCAGTGGGGCAACTCCTCATATGGCGCGGCGCAGCAAACTTTCAATTTCCCGTTGGCCTTTCCGAACTTTGCACTTCAAGTCGTTGGTTCGCCGCAAAACATCGGCTCGACTGGCTTTGCAATTTGCGTGACCAGTAAATCGACGTTCTCGATTCAATCGACGTCCGGTACTGGAAACGCCAACTATGTTGCGATCGGCATTTGACGGAGTAAAGGATATGGGCAAAAAGCAAGCTGCGTATGATGCAAGCGGCAACATCGTTGCCTTCTACGATACGGTCGACAGCCCTGCACCTGTGGGCGCAAATGTCGTCGATATCACCGACGACGAGTGGCGCACGTTGATCGACGGCCAGGCACATGGCAAGCGCGCGGTGCTTGACGGCAACAATCGACCGTCGCTTATCGATCCGCCGGCGCCGACGCGTGACGACGTAGCGGCGTCTATGCGCGCAAAGCGTGATTCGGCAATGGATGCAACCGACTGGCTCGTGTCGCGTCATCAAGACGAAAAGCTGATCGGGAGCGGCACGACGATCACTTCCGCTCAATTCTCGGCGCTCATCAAATACCGTCAGGCACTGCGCGATATCAGCGGCGCGGACGGTTGGCCGTACATCGAACTACCGAACGCACCGGATTTTGTGACTGCGATCGCCTGATCGCTCCCTCTACCGTCTATCACCTTGGAGTCAACCACATGGCGCAGGACAGCTACCACCACGGCGTTACCCTCGTCGAAATCAATCAGGGAACGCGGCCGATCCGCTCGATTTCGACGGCGATTCTCGGCCTCGTCTGCACGGCCGCGGATGCGGACGCGACTGCGTTCCCGCTCGACACGCCCGTACTCGTCACGAACGTCGTCGCCGCGCTCGGCAAGGCCGGCAAACAGGGGACGCTTCACAAGGCGCTGACGGCGATCGGCGCGCAGACCAAGCCGATTACTGTCGTCGTGCGCGTCGCGGAAGGCGCCGACGCCGCCGCGACGACGACGAACGTCATCGGCACGGTGACGCCGGAAGGGAAGTACACCGGCATGAAAGCACTGCTGACCGCACAGGCGAAGCTCGGCGTAAAGCCGCGCATTCTCGGCGCGCCGGGCCTCGACACGCAGCCTGTCGCGAACGCGCTCATCACGACGGCGCAGTCGCTGAAGGGTTTCGCCTACGCGTTCGCCGCCGGCGCGAAAACGAAGGAAGAGGCAACGACCTATCGGAAACAGTTCGCGGCGCGCGAGCTGATGGTCGTCTGGCCGAACTTTCTCGCATGGGACGACACCGCGAACGCAACCGTCGAAGTGCCCGCCGTGGCTTACGCGATGGGCCTGCGCGCGAAGATCGACAACGATATCGGTTGGCACAAGACGCTGTCGAACGTCGCCGTCAACGGCGTGACGGGCATCAGCGCGGACGTGTCGTGGGATCTGCAAGACCCGGCGACCGACGCCGGCTACCTGAACGAACAGGACGTGACGACGCTGATCAATCAACAGGGCTTTCGCTTTTGGGGCTCGCGGACGTGCTCGGACGATCCGCTGTTCGCGTTCGAGAACTACACGCGCACGGCCCAGGTCGTCGGCGATTCGATCGCGCTCGCGCAGATGGTGAACATCGATGGCCCGCTGAATCCGTCGCTGCCGCGGGACATTATCGAAAGCATCAACGGCAAGTTTCGCCAGTGGGTGTCGCTGGGCTACCTGATCGGCGGGACGTCGTGGTTCGACCCGGAGCCGAACACCACCGATGTTCTGAAGGCAGGGCAGGCGTACATCGATTACGACTACACGCCGGTTCCGCCGCTGGAAAACCTGACCCTGCGCCAGCGCATCACCGACCGCTATCTCGCGGATTTCGCGTCGAAAGTCAACGCCTGATCGCCGGCGAAACGCCACACATAGGAGCAAGCAAACATGGCAATGCCGAGAAAACTCAAGGGCTTCAACCTGTTTCATAACGGCGAGAACTTCGTCGGGCAGGTGCAGGAGATCACGCTGCCGAAGCTGACGCGCAAGATGGAGGACTACCAGGGCGGCGGCATGAGCGGCCCGATCAAGGTCGACTTCGGAAACGAAGGCATTCAAATGGAATGGACCGCCGGCGGCTTCATGAAAAGTGTGCTGCAGCAGTACGGCACCATGCAGCACGACGGCGTGCTGTTGCGCTTCGCCGGCGGCTACCAGACCGAAGATTCGACGAGCGTTGATGCGGTCGAAATCGTCATCAAGGGCCGGCACAGCGAGATCGACCCGGGCTCGGCCAAGGCGAAGGAAGACACCGCATTCAAGGTGACGACGGTCGCCAGCTACTACAAGCTTTCCGTCAACGGCGAGGACATTATCGAAATCGACTTCGTCAACATGATCGAGCGCATCAACGGTACCGATCTTCTCGAAGCGCTGCGCAAAGCGATCGGGCTGTAACCCATCGCCTCGGCCGGTATGTCCGGCGAGGCCGCCATTCACCCATCATTCGACAGGAACCGTATGAACACGAAGCAATCTGCCACGACCGAAACCGATCCGATTGACTCGCCGGCGCACGACGATCCGAATACGCTCACGCTCGACACGCCGCTCGTGCGCGGCAACCAGACGATCGAGGCGATCACGCTGCGCAAGCCGAAAGCGGGCGAGCTGCGCGGTGTGTCGCTGTCCGACCTCGTGAGCCTCGACGTTACCGCGCTGTCGAAGGTGCTGCCGCGCATCAGTTTGCCGACGCTGACCGAGGCCGACGTCGCCAACATCGACCCCGCCGACCTCGTCCAATTGGGGGGTATCTTCGCGGGTTTTTTGATGCCGAAGGCCGTGAAATCGAAGCTGGCCTTCCCGACCGAGTAGAAGATCCGATGGCGGACATTGCGACGGTGTTCGGCTGGACACCGGCGACGTTGGACGCCTTCAGCCTGGCCGAGCTGATGGACTGGCGCGAGCGGGCACGCGTGCGCGCCGGCGCTGAATGAACGAAATGACCGACGATGAACAACACCCTGAAATTGCGTGTCATGTTCGACATGATCGACAACATGACGAAGCCACTAAAAGCGCTGCTGGCGGGCAACAAGGGGCTGGCCACGTCGGTAAAGGAGGCGCGGCGCGAACTGGCCGAGATGGGCAAGACGCAGAAGAGCATTGCCGAGTTTCGCCAGATGCGCAGCGGCCTCGCGGCGACCGCGTCGAAGCTCGATGCGGCGCGCGGGCGCGTCGCGGCGCTCGCCGGGTCGCTGCGTGCTTTCGGGCCGCCGTCGCGCGAGATGATCGCCGCATTCGAGAAGGCCAAACAGAAAGCGGCGAGCCTGTCGGCCGAACACGAAAAGCAGGCTTCACGCGTGCGTGCGCTGCGCGAGCAGCTCGCCGGCGCAGGCGTCAACACACGCAACCTGTCGCAGCATGAGCGCGATTTGCGCGCGAGCATCAGGTCGACCACCGCGGCGATGGGCGACCAGATGCGCAGGCTCGAAGCGCTCGGCGATCGCGAGAAGCGCGTGGCGGCCGCGCGCACGAAAATGCAGGGCATGCAGAGTGTCGCCGCCGGAATGGCGATCGGTGGCTATGCAGCGCGCTCGACTGGAATGCGAGTGTTGGGCGGCCTCGAGGGCACGCTCGACGAAGAGAAGAAAATGACGAACGAGCGTGCGCGCATTACCGCGCTCGGCCTCGGCGACCAGGCGACGAAGGATGCCGAGAAGTACGTGCGTTCGATGCACATGATGGGTGTCAGCACTACCGAAAACATGACGATGATGCGTGACGCGCTGTCGATCTTCGCCGATGAGCATCACGCGCAGATGGTGATGCCGACGCTCGCGACGATGAAGTTCGGCAACGAAGCGCTGTTCGGCGCAGAAGACGCGCACGCGAACGAAGAAAAGTTCATGAACATGCTGAAGGTGATCGAGCTGCGCGGCGGCATGAAAGATATACCGACGTTCAAGAACGAAGCGAACATGGTGCAGAAGGTGCTGTCGGCGACCGGCGGCCGCGTTGGCGGCGACGAGTGGCGCAACTTCATCCAGACCGGCGGCGTCGCTGCCAAGCAGTTGCGCCAGGACGCGTTCTACTACCAGATGGAACCGCTCATCCAGGAGATGGGCGGCCACGCAGTTGGTACGGGCCTCATGTCAGCGTACAGCAACGTCTATCAGGGCAAGACGACTGTACGTGCCGCGAAGGAAATGATGAACCTCGGCCTGCTCGACAAGAAGAACGTTGAGTACAACAAGATCGGGATGATCAAGCGCATCAAACCCGGCGCGCTGCTGGGTGGCGATTTGTTCAAGGCGTCGCCACTCGAATGGCTTGAAAAAGTGTTTCTCCCGCAGCTGGCGAAGAAGGGGATCACCGACCCGGATAAGGTGAAGGACATGATTTCGACTGTCTTCACCAACCGAACCGCGGCGAACCTGTTCTCGACCTTCTACATGCAGCGTGGCCAGATCCACAAGAACGAACGACTGAATGCCGGCGCGTATGGGATTGATGACGCGGCGCGCTTGGGGGCCGGTACGACCCAAGGGAAAGAAATCGATGCGCTTTCGAAGATGCGCGACCTGAAGCGCGAGATTGGCGAGCGCGTCACGCCGCTGTACAACGCAGCGCTGGACAAGACTCGCGAGATTCTCGGCGGGCTGATCGATTTTATGCAGCAACACGATACTGCGGCGAAAGTAATCTTGACGGTGCTTGCGTCTCTCGCTGCGCTGCTGGTTGTGTTGGGAACCTTTACGATAGCGCTCGCCGGCGTGCTCGGGCCACTCGCGATTGTGCGCTTCAGCATGACGATGCTCGGGATGAAGGGCGGCATACTCTCGCGTGTGCTCGACACTGGCGCCGGCGCTTTCCGACGATTTTCCGGCGCCGCGTCCGGAGCCGGAAAAGCCGCGCAGGTCGGGGCTACGCGCATTCGTGCGTCCTTATCTGCTGCGTGGCAAGCCTCGTCGCCGAGCGCGGCGGCGGCGTCGCTGCGCGGCTACGTGAGATCGCTCGGTCAGCGCGTGCCGGCCGCCTGCCAGGCTGCACGGGAGGCGGTCAAGAAATGGGGCGTGACTGCCGCGACGGCGCTCAAGGATGGCATCCGCGCCGCGCGGCAGTACACCGTTCAGCTCTGGCGTGCGGTTGCCGCCCAGGTCGCCGCGACGCGCGCGGCCGCGGCCTCGCGCTGGACGACGGCGACGCAGTACGTCGCGCGTCGCGGCGCGTCCGGCGTGGCCGTCGACGCGGCCAAGGGTGGATTCAACCTCATCAAGGGCGGCGCCGCGAGCGCCATCAGCGGCGTGGCATCCGCGCTCGGGGGGCTTGGGCAAACGTTGATGTTCGTCGGCCGCCTTGCGCTGACGAATCCGATAGGCCTCGTCATTACGGGCATCGCGCTGGCGGCGCTGCTGATCGTCCGCTATTGGGAGCCGATCAAGGCGTTTTTCTCCGGCTTCTGGCAGGGGCTGACAGAAGGGCTCAAGCCGCTTGCGCCGCTGTTCAGTCGCGTGTTCGGGATTCTCGGCACCGTGTTCGAACCATTGAAGCCCGTGTTTGATTGGCTGGTCGACGCCGTCAAGCGTGTGTGGAAATGGATCACGCGCCTGTTGGGGCCGGTCGATACGAGCAAAGAGAGCCTGGACGCCGCAACGAACGCAGGCAAGGGATTCGGCGCGTGGCTTGCCGACATCATCGTGGTTGCCGCAGAGGCCGCCGGCCGCTTTGTAGAGTTTGGCGCCAACATCATGTCCGGGCTCGTCAACGGCATCAAAAACGGCCTCGGCTCGGTGAAGGATGCGATTACGAACGTCGCCGATTCGACCGTCGCGTGGTTCAAGGAAAAGCTAGGCATTCACAGCCCGAGTCGCGTGTTCGGCGAGCTGGGCGGGTTCATTGGGCAGGGCGCGGCAATCGGTATGGACGGCGAGCAGGGCCGCGTTGCGAAGGCGGCGGTAGGTCTCGCGACCGTGGCCGTAGCCGCGTTCAGCGGGCCGGCTACGGCGGCCGCCGTGCCGCTCGTGCGGTCCACTGTGCCGATCGACACGCGCTCGCCCATCACATCGGCGCCGGCGGCCGGAAGCGCGGCCGCGGCTGGTCTCGGCTCGATCACGATCAACATTTACCCGGCCCCCGGAGCAGATCCGGCGGCGATTGCGCAAGCCGTGCGCGCCGAGCTGGATCGGCGCGAGCGGTCAAAGCAGGCGCGCATCGGCGCGCGTCTGTCCGACTGATCCGCGCAGGAGAAACGCATATGATGATGTCCCTTGATCGCTTCGTGTTCAGCTTGCAGACTGCCCCGTATCGCGAGCTGCAGCGTCAGCGAAATTGGAAGCATCGCACCAGTTCGCGCGTGGGCGCGCGGGACGCGAGCCAGTTCACCGGCGCCGGCGACGACACGATCACCCTCAACGGCATGGTTGCGGCCGACAACGACATTGGCGCGGTCGCCTCGCTCGACGAGCTGGCGAAGATGGGCGACGTCGGCGATGCGTATGTGCTCGTCGACGGCGTCGGCACGGTCTACGGCGCATACATCATCGAAAGCCTGAACGAAAGTTCGACGTATCACCGGCCCGATGGCACGGCGCGGAAGATCGAATTCAACCTGTCGTTGAAGCGCGTCGCGGATGAAACGATCGCGTCAGCGCAGGGCGATGGAAAGGAGGGCGCCGATTCGGCGAAACAGGTTTGGACCGAGCTGAAGGCGGCGACGAAAGTCGCGAAGACGGTCGTCAATAACGTCAAGAATCTGTCGATCAATTCGGTGAAGGCCGCGGCGATCGACTACGTGGTCGGCATGGCGCCGCAAGCTGCGACAGCCGCGATCAAGGGGCTGTCGACGGCGAGCGGTATGAATCTCGACGCGGCGGTGAAGGCCGCCAAACAGATATCGTCGTTGAATGGCGACTCGATCAGCAGCGTCGTTTCCTACGTGCTCGAAAAAGCGTCGGGGAAGGCATGAACGACGACGTCACGACGATCACGCGCAAGCAACCGCAGGCCGACTATCGCATCACGCTCGACGGCCGCGATATCTCCCGCATGTTCGCGCCGAACCTCATCAGCCTGACGCTATCCGAATCGCGTTCGGAACAGCCCGACATGCTCGACATTGTGCTCGACGACTCGAAGGGAGCATTCGCCATCCCGAAGCGCGGCGCCGATATCAAGCTGTCGGTCGGCTGGGTCGGCGAGCCGCTCACGAGTAAAGGGACGTTCACGGTCGACGAAGTCGAGCACAGCGGCGCGCCGGACGTGTTGACGATCCGTGCGAAGTCGGCGTCGATGACGAACATCATGCATCAGCGGCGGGAGAAAAGCTGGCACGGCGTGACGATCGCCGATATCGTGAAGACGATCGCCGGCCGACACTCGCTGACGGCGAAGGTCGAGACGACGATCGGCAAGATCCGGATCGCGCATATCGACCAGACGCACGAAAGCGACCTGTCGTTTCTCACGCGGCTGGCGAAGCGATACGACTCCGTCATGAACGTCAAGGATCGGAATCTGCTGTTCATGCCGATCGGCTCAGGCAAGACGGTCAGCGGCAAAGCGCTCGCCGTGCTGAACCTGACGCGTCAATCCGGCGATCAGCATCGCTACCACGTCGCAGAGCGCGAGAGCTATCAAGCCGTGCGCGCGCACTACCATTCGAACGCGAAGGGCAAGCGCAAGTCGGTCATCGTCGGCGGCGACAACAACAAGAACGTGAAGGTGTTGCCGGAGGATTATGCGACCGAGGCCGAAGCGCGCGCGGCCGCACAGGCTGAGCTGGCCCGCGTCAAGCGCAGCCAGGCGACCATGTCGTACACGCTCGCGCTCGGTCGCGCCGAGCTGTTCCCGGAGATGCCCGTGACTGTCGCGGGCTTCAAGCCGGATATCGATGACACGCCGTGGCTCGTGAAACAGGTGACGCACACGATTACCGGTGACGCCGGCTTCACGTCGGCGCTCGAATTGGAAGTGCGCGACGATCCGACGACGGATCGGCATCGTTCGCACTTCCGGCGGACGAGTCGCTAACGTCCCTAAACGTGCAGGACACGAACGCCGATAAACGTCACGAGCCAGTGCACGGCGATCGCGCACGCGAGATACCCGGCGATCACGGGTAGCGGCCGCCGACGTGCGAGCAGATAGAACCCGAGCACGGCAAACAGGATCGGCGGTCCGAACAGATAGGCGAACAAGTCGATGGTTGCGTGAATCGTCGGCGCGCACGCGTCGACGCCACCGCCGCATTCACCGGGCGGCGGTGTGCACAAGCGAGCGAACGTCGCACACAGACGAGTGTCGATAGCTGCCCACACGACCACACTGACAAGGCCCGCGACAGCGAATCCGATCGTTCCCAAGAGGCGCCGCATTATTTGATTTCCCAAAAGAGGATTTGCTTTGAATTGCGGAGGTCGGACCAGCCGTACGGCGTGCCAGGGAAAAGCGACTGGAGGCCGAGCACACGGCTATACGTCGCAACGGCATCGGGGGCACTGCTGATGGTAAGGCGCGAGCCGTTCCACAGATCGATGTGTCCGCCGCTGGCATTCGCAGTGGCTTCGCCGTCGCGCGTCCAGTAGCGCGAGAATTGGATAATCCCGGTGCGCCCCTTCACCTTCGATTCCCAATCTGCCCCGGTGATGTTTTCGGCTTTCGGCAGGCCTGCAAAGGGCTGAAGCTGCAACCATTCGCCGAGTTCATCGGCACGCGTGGCTGTCGGCTTTCCGTCGAGGAGAATTCGACCGATGGTCGGTGAGCCGGACAAGGGCTTGACGGTTTTTTGCGAAAACGACTTCATGCCGACGCCAATGCGATGCAGCATCACGCTGATGCGAATGGCGCATTGGTTGGTGTATGCCGGATCGTCGTAAGGGTTTCCGGAAGGGTAGTTGTCCCAAAGTTCTTTGAAGGTGATCGCGGTGACAGGAACTTCCTTCTGCGAGCCGTTCTTCGTATTCGTGTCGACCTTGGTCGGTTTGGTGTGCGGCATCGATTATTCCCCGTGGTGCTTGGCGATCGCGTCGTCGCCCCAATGAACGGTGTACGCGCCCGGATCGTCACCGGTATAGACGCGCGGCAATGTGCCGTTCGCGTCGAGCCGGCCGAAGTGCACGCGACCGTCTGCGGTTTCGATGTAGTAGGGCAAGCCTTCGGCCTGGTGCTCGGTCGCCTTGACCTGCTCGTCATACGCGCCTTTCTTGACCGACGCGACACCGCCGGTAGCGGTCCGGCTCGATACCACCTTGCCGTGTCCCTCGACCATGTCGTTGCACCACATGTCGCCGCCGAGCGCTGCCACAATCTTCGGTGGTTTGGGGCATCCGCAAATAACAATGTCCTGGTCGAGCGCGGCTTCGCCGGACATGCTCATCCGATACGGGCCGCCGGATTTCGCAACGACACCGGTCGCCTTGCACGCCGCGCAAAACGCCGGCGCCCCGATCAACGCAATCTGATGGCCGTTCGTTGTGACGCGCGGGCCGCCGTGCGGCAGGATGTTTCCGCCGCTCGACAAACCGTCGCCGACCACTGCCAGTTTTCGCAGCATGCTTTTCGACTCCCTCGGAATAGATCAATCCGGCCCGCGTCGTGCGCCGGCCGCTCTCACAATGTTCGGATTATTGAACCGGGATTCTAGCAAGGGCGCGGCGCGCCTCAGGTCACACACCTGGCGTCGCGCATCAGGGGCGACTACCGGGCGCGGCGTGGGCGTGTCAGGCAGGTGTAGAAGTGTCCTGCGCGGTTCGCCTCGTCGAGCGCCGTCGCGGCCATACCCGCAAGCACCGCAGCGCAAGGAAAGACAATGACCCCGGCTGTCGCATCCGACCAACCCAGGTCGGCCATCGAGAACGGCGAAAAGTAGCCTTTGTGTGGCAGGCTGACGCCGCGCGCTTCGAAATAGAGCCGCGTGCGGACATACGCGCAGAAATCGGCGTCGTGGCGCGGCTTGCCGCCCTCGTATTGCATGATCGCCGCGCGCTCGTCGAAGAACTCCCACACGCTGGCGTCGACGTCGGGCTTTCTCATATGACGAAATGATACTGTATAAAAACACAGTATTCGGATGGTGTCGACGAGTGTCAACGATCCCAGCCACACGAGCGCGGAACCTATGAAAAGGCCCGCTCGCGCGGGCTTTCGGGGCAGATTACTTGACCGCCTCGCGGTTGGTCCAATACTCGTCGGTCTCGCCATCGCGGCGAATCTTTATCGTGCCGCCAAGGATTTTCACATCGGCAAGGTGAACGGTCTGTCCCTCACGAAACAACGTGCAGTTGCCAGAATTGATCGCGGTCACGGCGGCTTTTTTGAAAGCGGATTTGTCCCCGGAAACGGAGTAAGACATGATCTTGTCGAAACGCGCCTCGGTATCGCAGCCCAGCCACGTACCGCCCTTGATCTGGTGGACGCCTGGCCGTGATTCGCCGGCCGCCGTTGCGGATTGAGCGACAAACGCCGATAGGCAGGCGACAGCAAACACGCCGCATGCGCGGCGCACCCCGGAATAGGCCATAACTGGTCCTTTTTCTGTTGTGAAAATGAAAGCGGGAGGGTAGCACAATCG